CTCTGGATGCACGACCAAGCCGAAATCATTGGAGTTTGGACAAGCATCGCCGAGGACGCGACCGGCTTGGCTGTAAACGGCAAGATCGTCACTACCACCAATCGCGGCCGTGAGGCTTTCGACTTGCTCAAGGCCGGTGCCCTTAACGGCCTCAGCATCGGCTTCCGCTCCCGGGCAGACAAGCGGGGCGCGAACGGCCTTCGTATCCTCACCGATATCGATCTAGCGGAGATTTCGCTGGTTGGCCTGCCGTCGGCAAGTCGAGCCCGTATCAGTTCAGTTCGCAGTTTCGGCCGCTCGGAGGAGAGCGTTGCGGCCTTCATCGAGTCCTGCCGGAAGGCAAAAAACGCTCTCGCCTCAGTCAAAGGAAAATCGAAATGAAGCATTTCGCTCTGGAAACCCGCGCCGAACCGGAAGATGATCCGCTGGCGGCCGCAACGCAGGCTGTTGAGGAATTGCGAACCGGGTTCACCGAATTCCGCACCGGCACCGAGCAGCAACTTTCCGGTCTCGCTGAGATCCGCACCCAGCTTGCCGACCTCGAAACGCGCATGAATCGCCCGGGTTCTGGAGGCGGTAACGGCAATTCCAACGGCGAAATTCCGCTGGAACGGCGGGCCTTCAGCAACTTCCTCCGTCTGGGTCAGGACCGCATGGTCCCTGAGGAGACGCGCGCGCTCATCGTCGGAGACGACACGAAGGGCGGCTATCTGGCCCCGGCCGAATTCCAGGCTGAAGTTATCCGCGGCATCGTGGAGATTTCTCCGATCCGCCAAGCGGTCCGTGTCGGTTCGACTGGCGCCGGTTCCGTGATTCTTCCTAAGCTGACCGGCCGTCCGACCGCTTCGTGGGTCGGCGAAGACGAAGAGCGCCAAGAGACCACGATGACGTACGGGCAGCTGGAAATTCCGGTCCACGAGCTCGCCTGCTTCATCGACGTCTCTCTTCGCCTTCTGGAGGACTCTGCGATAAACGTCGACGCGGAAATCGCGTCGGAGCTCTCTCAGGAATTTGCGCTCAAGGAGTCGAGCGCATTTTCGTTCGGTGACGGCGTCAAAAAGCCACTCGGCATCCAGCGGGCCGAAGGCATCCAGGAGATCCTGAACGGTACCGGCGCAGTCGTGAATCCCGACAAGCTTATCGCCCTTCTCTACTCGCTGCCACAGCAGTATCGGAACAATGGCTCGTGGCTGATGAATGGCACGACCCTGGCGAACGTCCGGTCGCTGAAGGACAGCAACAACAATTATCTGTGGCAGCCATCCATTCAGGCCGGCCAACCTTCGACGCTGCTCGGTCGGCCGGTGATTGAGGATCCGTCCATGCCCGACGCTACATCGGGCAACTACCCGATCATCTACGGCGACTTTGAACGTGCGTATCGTGTCTACGATCGTGTCGGCATGTCGGTGCTTCGTGACCCGTACACGCGCGCGACCAAGGGTCTCGTCCGCTTCCATGCTCGCCGGCGCGTCGGTGGCGGCCCGGTCCTCACCGAGGCGCTGCGCAAGCTCAAGATGGCAAATTCTTAAGGAGAACGTCCATGCGCGATATCGTTCATAACATCGGCGTGCAGCAGTGCATCGCCCCGGCGGACGTCTCCGCCAGCACCAATGGCTCCTCTGTCGACCTTCTGGGTTTCGACAGCGTCGCCTTCATCGCCACGACAGGCGCCCGCACTGCCTCCGGCGCGTTCACGCTCGGGGTCGAGGAGTCGGACGACAATTTGACCTTCACGGCCGTGGCGGCTGATCAGATCCAGGCGCCGGTGTCGGGCAACCTTGCGGCCAACTCGACCGCAAAGGTCGGCTATCGCGGTTTCAAACGCTACGTCCGCCCGGTTCTCGCCAAGGGCTCGGGCACCTCGATTTTTGTCAGCGTCATCGCTCTTAAGGGCAATGCTGCCGTGAAGCCGGTCGCCTGACATGCCGAGCCGAGCTCCCACGATCTGCCGCCACTGCAACCAGCCTCACGCCTCAGGCGTGAAGTGCGAGCGGGCCGTAGCGGCAGATAGGGAGCGCAAAGCCGCCTTCGACAAGAAACGGCCGACCGCGCGACAGCGCGGATACACAGCGGAATGGACGCGCCAGTCAAAGGCGTTTCTCGCAGTCTATTCCTCCTGTCGCCTATGCGGCCAGCGCGCGACGCTGGTCGATCACATCCACCCGCATAAGGGTGATCAGACGCTCTTTTGGAATCGAGCGAACTGGCAGCCTCTCTGCACCCCTTGTCATTCCGGCGCCAAGCAAAGCCATGAGCGGCGCAATCAGAAAGGAAATTGATTATGCCGACTTTCAGCACCGCAGGTTCTAAGGTCTATATTGGAACCGTCATGGAAGATGACGACGATGATCTCGTGGCAGCCGACTTCACGGGCGTTACCTGGACAGAAATCGGGCGCACCACCACGCTTGGCAGCTTTGGCGATCAGGCAAACCCGATCGAGTCCAGCTACATCGATCGTTCCCGCGTCCAGAAGCGCAAGGGCGTGAGGAACAGCGGAAACCTTGAATTGGCTATGGACATCGATACGAACGATGCTGGCCAGCTGGCATTGATCGCCGCCGAGAAGAGCCCGGCTAACTACGCGTTCAAGGTAGAGCTCAACGACGCGCCAGCCACGGGGACCTCTCCCAAGCCAAGCCAGCGTCTGTTCATTGGTCTGGTCATGACCGCAAGCGAAGAGCTTGGCGAGGCAGACTCTATGGCCAAACTCAATTGCCAGATCGCGATCAACAGCAACATCGTTCGGGTGGCTGCATCGGCATCGTGACGGACCGGGGGGTGGTTCCCAACTTTCTTCCCCTCAAAGAGACCGGCGCGTGATCCTTCGTACGAAAACGCGCCGAATTCGCTCTAATTTTTTAAACGCCAAAATGAGGCAGTCGGCATGATCGTTTCAGTCGCGGAATTGAAAGAGCAGCTGAACCTTTCGGACGATCTGGGCACCTCGGATGATGCCTTAATCGGTCGCACCATTGCAGCCGCGCAGGGTTTGCTGGAACGGCAACTCGGATACTCGATCGAAGCGACATATCCGGACGTGGTTCCCCCGCCGTTGCACCAGGCGGTCTGTCTCGTTGCTTGCCACTGGTATGAAAATCGGGAGGCCACATTGGTTGGTGTCTCCGGCCAGGGACTTCCGCTCGGCGTGGACGATATCGTCCGTGAATATCGGGAGTATTCCTTTGGTTGATGATGGTGGACTGTCCCGATTTCAGCGTCGCATGCGAGCTCTTTCCGGTGCCGCCGAAAAGGCCGTGCTCCCCGCGCTTGTTAAAGGCGCATCCGAGATCGCTGAAATGCAGCAAAACCTTGCGCCGGTTGACGAGGGCGATCTCCGGGACAGCATCCACGTTACACGGCCGGGGCAGTCGACACCGCCTTACAGCCAGCCGGGCGGCTCACGCGTCGCCGGCCCATTGGAGACGATCGTGACGGCCGGGAACTCCGATGTCCGGTATGCGCACCTTGTCGAGCATGGGACGACGAAAGCCGCGGCGCAGCCATTCTTCTGGCCGGGCTTCCGGCTCGGTCGAAAGCGGGCTGCCAACCGTGTGAAGCGTGCCGTTGCCAAGGCAGTAAGGGAGGCCTGGAAGAAATGAGCAGCCCCGAACTCGCCCTTCAAGCCGCAGTCCGAGCCCGCCTTGCCGGATCTTCGGAGATTACGGCACTTGTCCCCGTCGCATCTATCCTCGATCGCAACGAGCGGCCCAACCCGCGCCCCTCCATCGTGATCGGAGAAGGCCAAGCCGTTGATGAGGGTGACAGCATCGATCGCCTTCTCGTGCGGGTTTATCTGGACCTGCATGTCTGGGTTCGAGAGCCTTCCACCGAAATTAGCAAGGCCATAGCTGGAGCGATCCGCCGAGCCTTGCGGCCCCGCCTTGTGCTGGCCAGCCCATACCACTGTGCGGATTCCTACGTCCGCACCGCTCGTTTCTTCCGAGATCCCGACGGCGAAAGCTCCCACGCGGTCGTCACGGTTGATGCTCGAGTCCGCGAAGGAGCTCAGCCATGAGGGCCGGAAAGCTCGACCGAACCATTCGCATCGACCGCTACAGCGCCGGCACGCCCAACGAATACGGGACCGTCACGCCCGGTTGGGACGCGCTCGCCACCCTCCGCGCTCAGGTTGTGCAGGCAAGCACGGAGGAGTTTATGGCCAATGGCGCCAGCGACGAGACCGTCATAGTTTTCCGCACCCGTTGGCTGTCTGGCGTTACCAATGCCGACCGTGTCGTCTACGAGGGCCAGCCGTTCAACCTGAAGGAAGTCAAAGAGATCGGGCGCCGCAAGGGACTCGAGCTTCGCGCCGAGAGGGCCGAATGAGCACTCGCGGGCGCAAGGCAGAACTCAAGACGATCGAGGGTGGCCTCGCAGGGGTGCCGTCACCACCCGGTGAAATCCCCGAGGACATGGTCGCAGAATGGCAGACGATCGCCGCGGATCTCGTGCAGAGGGAACTGCTGACTGCATCCATGCGCGGGCTTTTGTCGACCTACGTCATTGCTCTGTGGACCGTAAGGGAATGCCATAAGGCAATGGTCAAGCATGGCCCTACGGTCAAAACAGCCCATGGAATGGACAAGCCGAACCCGGCTCACGGCATGATGGCGAAGGCTATGGAAACAGTATCTCGCTTGTCAGCGGAGCTTGGCCTGACACCAGCAGCCAGGGCGAAGCAAGGTTTCCAGCGCTCGGAACAGAAGCCAGGAGGCGCGCCCGATGGCCTCGATATTTAATGCGACCCGCCCCGAATGGGTTTTTGACGGCTCCGAAATCGAGGACACCTTTGGCTACGGTGAGCGGGCCGTCGACTTCCTCCGCCGGCTGAAGCACCCGAAGAGCGAGAGCGGCCAGTTCGAATTGCCACTGTTCTGGGAGAGGATTGTCCGTCGGATATACGGTCCGTGTCTCCCGAACGGCCGCCGCCAGGTCCGTACCGTGTTCATCCTTTTGCCACGCGGTGCCCGTAAGACCACCATGGGAGCGGGCCTCGCGCTGCTCCATACGGTCGGCTGGGAACGCAAGCCTTCCGGGCAGGCTATGGTTGCGGCCTCCGCGGAAGAGGATGCGCGGATCGCGTATGACGAGGCCGTGTCCATCGTTTCCGAAACGGAATGGCTGCATGACGCCATGAAGCCAACGGAGTCGGTTTTCCATCTCGAGCACCTGAAGAGCAAAGCGACCTTCCGCGCTCTGGCCTCCGGCGGGAGGGGCAAGCTCGGCAAGACACCGAATTTCGTCCTAGCCGATGAGCTCATCAACTGGGAAGGCGAAAACGCCCGGCGCAACTGGTCAGCGATCCGGACCGGTCTTAACAAGGTTCCCGGAACGCTACTGGTCATCATCACGCAAAGCGGTCGCGGCCAAGAAAACCTGGCCTTCGAGCTTCTGAACTATGCCCGGAAGGTTCAGTCTGGCGCCGTCGAAGATCCGTCATTTCTGCCGGTGCTGTTCGAAAGCCACCCTGAAGACGACTGGGAAGACGAGGCGCTATGGCACTACGTCAATCCCGGGCTTGCGGATGGTTACCCTGATCTCGATGGTCTTAGGACCATGGCCCGCGAAGCAAAGGAGCGCCCGACAGAGCGCGATAATTTCCGGCAGTTCCACCTGAATTGCTGGCTAGATTATTCCGCGAGCCCGTTCGTTGCCATGCCCATTTATGACGAGGGCCGCGGCGAAGTGGATCTCGACGCGTTCGAGTCCGAGCAGACGCCCTGCTATCTCGGCGTGGACTTGTCGTCGACCAACGACTTGACTGCCGTCGTTGCCGCTTGGGGCGACCGTGAGAGCGGCTACGCTGTCCACCCGTGGTTCTTCCTGCCCCGTGACAACATCCAGCGCAAGGCCGGTCGCGATGGCGTGGATTATCCGCTTTGGGAGGAGCAGGGGCTGATTACCCTGACCCAGGGCAATGTAGTCGACTTCCATGCCGTCGAAGCGGCGATCGAGGAGCTCTGCGCTCGATTCAACGTCCGCGAGATCGCCTTCGACCCGGCACTTGCCCGCAACTCGATCAGCAACCTGCTCGACAAAGGCCTGCCAGTCGTCGAGTTTCGGCAAGGCTGGGTCTCCATGTCGCCCGCGATCGCGGAGCTCGAGCGCTCAATTCTCGCCCGGCGCTTTATCCATGGCGGCAACCCGATTTTGCGTTGGCACTTCGACAACATCGCGATCCGGACCGACACAGCCGGAAACAAGAGCTTTCACAAAGGGAAGTCGAAAGACCGCATTGACGGCGCCGTCGCCACTGCCATGGCCGTGGCGCGCTGCGCTGCCGGCGATAGTGGCCGGTCCTCATACGACGACTTCACCGGTGACATCGATGAGTGGGCATATGCCTGAAGGAGACCGCAATGGCCGTAACTGATGAAGAGCGCTTGGTCGTCGCGCTTGAGGCACGCATCCGCGATTTCGAAAAGAACATGGCGAAAGCCGAGCGGACCGGCACCGGCAATTTCAACAAGCTCCGGCAGGGCTCCAGAAGTGCCACCCAGGCAATGGAGCGCGATATGGTCAACTCGACCAACCGCGTCAACCAGGCGCTCGCCACCACCGCCGCCCGTGTCGGTGCTTTCGGAAAGGCGTTCGCTGGTGGTCTCGCCGTCGGCGCGGTAGCGGCCACGCTTGAAGGTGCGCGCCGGGCTGTCGAAGCTTCCACCAAGTCTGTTCTCGAGCTCGCTGACTCCGCCAAGGTGGCGGGCGTTTCGTTCAACGGATTTCAGCGGCTCAAGTTCGTTGCCGAACAGAACCGAGTCCCGATCGATGCACTCACCGATGGTCTGAAGGAGTTGAACCTCCGAGCCGATGAGTTCGTCCAGACGGGCAAAGGCAGCGGTGCAGAGGCCTTCCAGCGTCTCGGATACACCGCCGAGGATCTCGCCAAAAAGCTGAAGGAGCCGGAAAAGCTCTTCCTGGAGATCATCGGCCGGCTCGGTCAGTTAGATAAGGCCGCTCAGATCCGTATTGCCGACGAGGTTTTCGGCGGTACCGGTGGCGAGCGGTTTGTCCAGCTTATCGACCAAGGGGAAGACGGCTTGCGCCGGCAGATCCAGCTGGTCGAGGATCTCGGCGGCATCATGGATGAGAACATGGTGCAAAAGGCGGAGGAGGCAAATCGGGCCTTCAACGTCCTGTCGACCACCATCGGCACGCATTTGAGAACGGCAATCGTCAACGCCGTCGGCGCATGGTTCACGTTCCTGGACTCCTATCGGGAGTTCCAAGACCAGCAGAGCGACACCCTCAAGTTTCGCCAGGCTCAACTCGGCATGAACCGTGTCGAGCTCGAAAACCAGATGTTGCAGATCCCGAAGACGGAGGAGATGACGCGACGGAAGATTCAGGCGCAGTTGGATGCCATTGCGAACGAAGAGGCGGTCATCGTCAGCGAGCTCAACAAGCGCCTCCAGCGGACAAAAGCAGCCCTGCCGCCTGAGGTGGTCCTGCCTCCATCCGGCGCCGCGGTTCCTCCCACCTCCGGATCTGGCAAGGTTGATCTCCTCCGCTACCTCGCGGCCGGCAAGGATGCGTCGCACATCTCCGGCATGTCGTCGTCATTCGAGTCGAAGCTCGAGAAGATGCTGGCAGCACTGCCGAAGGAATTGGCCGGCGCGATCACGATCAACAGCGGTTACCGATCGAATGAGCGCCAGGCCCAGCTGTGGCAGGAAGCGCTGGCGAAATACGGCAGCGTTGCCGAGGCCCGGAAATGGGTGGCGCCACCCGGCAACAGCCAGCACAACAAGGGCAATGCCGCTGATCTCGGTTACGCCAACGACGCGGCTCGCCAATGGGCACACCAGAATGCCAGCCAGTTCGGCCTGAGTTTCCCTCTCTCAAACGAAAATTGGCACATCGAAGACGCCGGCGCGCGGTCCGGCGCCATGGCGGAGCGCACCAAGGAGCTCGAGCAAGCTGGGCAGGCCTATGATGACCTGATCGCCCGCGGCCGGGAGTTCATTGCCCAGCAAGGGACCGAGGGCCAAGCCCTCAACATGACCGAGCAGGCTGCGAACGCCCTGCGGTATGAGCAGGAGTTATTGAACTCCGCCCGGCAGGCAGGGATAGACCTTTCCCCGGCCCAGATAGACAGCATCCGGCAGCTGGCTGGAGAGATGGCCTCCGCAGAGGAGCAAACCCGACGCCTCGCCGAAAGCCAGGAGCAGGCCCGTCAGGCAGCGCAGGAATTCGCATCCATCGCCCAGGGCATCACGAAGGGCTTCGTCTCGGATCTCATGAACGGTGCCAGCGCGGCCGATGCGCTCAAGAATGCTTTGGGCCGCGTTGCCGACGTCATGCTCGACCAAGTTCTGAATTCGATCTTTCAGGTCAAAGGCGCTGCCGGTGGCGGTGGAGGCGGCGGAATATTCGGTGGACTCTTCGGGGGATTGTTTGGAGGTGGCGGCGGCCTTCTCGGCAGCCTTTTCAGCTTCGACGGTGGCGGGCACACTGGTGCCGGAGCTCGCAGCGGCGGTGTGGACGGCAAGGGCGGATTTCCTGCGATCCTCCACCCAAACGAAACAGTGATCGACCACACCAAGCAGCGGTCAGGTTCTAGCCAGTCCGCGAGCTCGAGCACCTCTTCGGTGAAGGTCGACTCCGAAATTGTTGTCCGTATGGACGATGAAGGCAAGCTGACTGCGATCGTCGAACGAACGGCCGCCAAGGCCGCCGACAAGCGCGTCAAGAGTTACGACGCCAATCTCCCGGGCCGGATGGATGCCATCAATCGCGCGCCCCGCAAGAGAGTCAACAAGACATGAGCCGACTTTCCAAGCTCCTTTGCAAAGCCCTTAAAACTTGGCTGGAGACTCAGAAACGGCCGATCATTCCCGCTGGCGGTGATCTGCTTTGGCGCTGGTTTGCGGATCTGCATTCGGCTCGGTCTTACGGCATGGTCGGGCCAAACCCTGTCGGCTTCACAGAAATTCATGCCTATCTCCAGGTCATGCGCATTCCGGCCGAACCGCATCACGTTGAGATCCTACGAGCGATGGACAGCGAATACCTCGCATTCGCCTACTCGAAAGCTGGTGGCAAGGAAGGGCGTCAGCCGTCCGGAGAACTCACCGCCAATGCCTTCGATGCCGTTTTCGGGTGATCCCAATGGTGTATCTCGACAATTTCTGCCGTACCCAGCCCAAGAGGCTGCCAATCATCCGCGGCGAGCGCCGCAAAGCCATTGTCACCGAGATCATGGACGCGCTTTCCGACTGGCGCTTTTCGCCTTGGGAGAATGAGGGCCCGTTGCAGGCGGGAGTGCGATCCAGTCTCTGCTCCCTTGGGCATCCATGGGCCGACTCTGAGCGTGAGGCATCTGGCCTGCTGTCTGCCGCTTTCCAGCGTCTTGCAGCGCCGGCACGGCCAACGTGGCTGCAGGGCCAACGCGAATACGTCGACAACCCCGATGCCTGCAACTGGTGCAAGGGAGAACTCGATGAAATGGCAATCGAACGCAAGCACAAGTTCTGCAGCGTAGCCTGCGCGCGCGCAGCTTTGCATTATCGCGATTACGAGAAGGATGGAGCCCACGATCGGATCGGTGGTTCAGCCTACAGGCTCATTCGGGAAGATCAGCAGCCGCCGAGAATATGCCAACAGTGCTCTCGCCCTTATCGGACGTTGGCGGCCTACGCAGACCAAAAATTCTGCTCTACGCGCTGCCGAGACGCTTCTATGCGGATCATACCCGATCGGCAGTGCCTGTGGTGCCATGAAGTGTTTCGGCCTGAAAAAATGAGCCGGACTTTCTGCTCCCCGAAATGTGCCGCTGATCACCGGTTCGCAATGGCTGTAATCCACAAAAACTGTGCGTGTTGCGGGACCGCCTTCACCGCCAGGATCTCGACCGCCATGTATTGCTCAAACGCATGCAAGAAGCGGGCATTCAAGGCAAGGACGCGGACCGCGGAAGTGATTGTCCTCCGCCCGCTCACCACTCGAACTTTCGACAATCTTTTCATGAGGAAAGCCGCATGACGACGATCGTTTTCGATCCAATTCTTGGCAGCGGCCAGGACGTTGACGAACAAAAGCACAAGCGCCTCGCTCACCACGGGCTGATGTTCGAGGGGACGCGATATCAGATCCGCCAACGCGATCGCGCTTTCATCTCCTCCATTGTCGCGCTCGCATCAGCCGCTATCCAACTCGGCTCTCAGGAGGGCGATCTGCGGTGGCATTATTCGGACAGAGACTTCGCATGGATCGCGGCCGACAACAGCCTGGTGCCCATGGATGCCCGGACGGCTTTGCGACTTGCTCAGGCAGCGCTCGCCGCGATGGATGAGCTCACCCTGATCGCCAGGAGTGTGAAAGACAGAATCGCGACTGGCGAAAAAGTCCGGTCATCCGAAATGTGGAGGTAGAAGTGCCCTTATACATCGTGGCGACCGCGAATGGCGAGATTATCAAGTCAGGTAGCTCAAGCAGCAATGACATTTCCATCCAAGCGAAGGCCGGGCAATTTGCCATGTTCATTCCAGAACTCAGCCGCGAGGACGACGCGAAGGGATTAGACGTGGGGCAATACATTACGTTTGACGAGGATGGTCCGGCGATCGCTGACCGGCCTGTGTTCGACGTTCCCGACACAATTCAGTGTTCGGTTGGCAAGAGCATAAGGGTTTCCAACCTGCCTCACTGCACCATCGCGACGGTAGATGACGGTCCGACTTCGGTAGAGGCTGGAACGCTGGAGCTCGTTTTCTTATGCGTCGGAGAGTTCGCGATTAGGCTCGAGACCTTCCCCCACATTTCCAAAAACGTGACAATCGTCGTTTCATGATTGGCGTTGGCCGGACTGTCACAGTGTTAAATCTGCTAGTTGACCTTCCTCACCAAGCGCCCGACCATCACGGCATGCACAGCATCCTTCACGTTGGCTTCGAGTCTGCCACTTTCTCTTTTGAGGGAGACATCACCGTGGATGCGTTGATCGACATGATCGTCGAGCATGTCGATATCTTTGCGGAAGCCATGAAAGCGGCCGAGTTGCTCGAAGGAATATGGGATTCCGCCAGTTATGAGGGGACGGGCTGGCGCGTCTGGTTCGTGCGGAAGGATGCAGGCCCAGTTTTGCACTAAAGCACCCGGAGACAGACCAGGTCAGGAACGCCGAGCTAAGGCCCTGACAAATTGATCTCTTTCCTGCCCACCGAGTGGCGCGATCTGCTGACGCCAGAATTGCTCCGCTGCCTCGCTGCTCGGATACCAAGCCTGCAATACAGCTGCATCGCCAATCATAATGGCGCTGTAGGCGCCGCCGAGCTCTTTGTACTTCCGTGCGAGATAATCAAATTGCTCGTATGGATCTTCCGGCTCCGGACGGTCGAAAGCGTTCAAGCTAAGTCCACGGGTGTATTCGCCAGGCTGCAGTCCAAGGGCAATTAGAGTGTCCTCATCGGTGTCGTCATCGAACCGGACAAGCATCCCGTAGGGGTGGCCATCATCGCTCTCGAGATGGTCGATTTCATAGCTAACGCCATCGAACAAGTCGGCGGACACTCCCCATTCCGCTGCTATGACGGCCACTTCGGAATCGTTTTCCGGTTCGTAATCCACGACGCTCTCCTCATTGCTTCCAGCGACTGTTCACCGAGTCGTGCCAGAGACACAACTGATATGAAGGTCAAATCGATTTTGGACACTCATGCCGATCGTTGCTTATCAAGTTGCGCAACGCTGCTGTTGTCGCCGCTCAGATACTTCCACCATGTATTCATGATCTGTCGGCGCTTCTCTAGGGCTTGTCCACGACGATAGGCGGCTTCCACTTTGTTGGCGATCGCATGGGCGAGGCAAAGCTCGATATCGTCGCGAGCAAAAGTAGTCTCATCTCCAGCCCAGTCTCGGAACGCGCTGCGGAATCCATGGGGCGTAAAGTGACCTTTCTTAAGTCGTCGCATAGCCATCGTCAGTGCCATGACAGAAAGGCCCTTTGAGCGCTGACCGGGAAACACAAAGTCGTTCCCTGCCCTCCGATATGATGCCATGGCTTTAAGGACGCTCAGCGCGCCGTCAGACAGCGGCACCGTATGCTCCCTGCCGCCCTTCATCCGCTCTGCCGGGACGGTCCACAGCGCAGCCTCCATGTCTATTTCCGACCACACCGCCCCCATAGTTTCGCCGCTGCGAGCGGCCGTCAGGATCGTGAATGCAAGTGCGCTATTGCTGATGGTAGGCGCTGCCAGCAGTTCTTTGATGAAATCTGCTACTTCTCCGAATGGCATCGCTGCATGGTGGCCGCGACTGAGCTTCTGTCGTTTTGGCAGTAGGTTGGAAAGATGACCACGCCAAGCGGCGGGATTCTCTCCCGATCGAAGTTTAAGGACCTTCGCGGCATTCAGTACCGCTTCTATCCGTCCGCGCAATCGGCTGGCGGTCTCTGGTTTTGTCTGCCAAATCGGCTTCAATACCTTCACCACATCGTCAGTGTCGACCTCAGCAATCGGCCGATCTCGTAACGCGACGCAAAACCCCTCATCGGTGAGCTTGCCTTTGTCATCCCGCTTTAAGGACAGGGTGTAATACCATTGGTCCCGGTGCTTGTCGTTTTTCCATCCCTCCTCCTGATTGGCGATATAATCGAGAGCAACGTCACCGAACGTTTTTTCGCGCCTTAGCTGCTCTGCCTGTTTTTCCTCTTCTGCTCGTATCTCGCCCTTGGGGTCCTTCTTCGCCTCGATCATCTCGCGATACCTCTGCGCGATATCGCGGGCCTGCTTCAGCGGTACATTTGCAAACGTGCCAAGGCCAAGCTCAACGCGTTTCTTTTCCCAAGTGTACATGAAGACCCATCTTTTGCCCGACGGCGTGACCTTCAGGTAAAGACCGCCGCCGTCAGAGTGCCTCCCTTCCTCTTTCAAAGCCTCGATCGCCTTGACCGTAAGCTTGTTTGTAGTGCGCCCCAT